TATCTACTATTGTTAAAATCGAATTTTGCCATTTTTCTCTTTCTCTTTTTCTTTTAGTTTTCCACGTTTAAGACTTAGCTTACTTTGCGAGTGCATTGATAGCAAACCAACCTGCCACGCGGCTTGAATTGATAGCCTTACAGTACTCTGGGAGAGGCTGCATCTTATTCTCGTACATCACTGCTTCAACGATCGGGTCAAACAAGTAGCGGGCGTTCTCGAAGTCCGTATCGTTTGTCGGATCACCCTGATTGGCCGTCGATGCGGGATTGAAGATACAATCCAAATCCCAAGGAAGAACCATGTTGGGGTTAGCTACGAGGGGCTTTGCGCCTTCACCGGCCTTGTCAGCCTCAACGAGGATGCTATTAGCTGCTGCACTTGTTGCTGCCGAAGTAGTAACAACCCAAACGGGAACTGCCTTTGAACTTACTGTTACAGTACCAGTAGTTACTGCGCTAACGGTTACACCCGTTCCTGTTCCTGTTGCCGTATTGGGGGCTACCATAAGGATGTCACCGACCATAGGAATGTGGCTATAGCCGTCGCGAGCGATGTTAACGGTAGTAGAACTTGAACTAACTACCTTAAAGGTCTTTAAGATATAGCCCGTGCCATCCATTCTGTATTCCACCAAGTCACCTGCGTAGAACTTACCATATCCCTTGAACGGGTTAAGCAAGCGGCAACCAAAGGTAGGAAATACAAGTTCATTCTTAGCACCTCCCTGCAACTTTACGAACACCTGACGGCTACCGCCAACATTGCCGTTCTGCTGCAAAAGAACTCTACCATTATAGACCCCACTTCTAAAATTCTGAATGTCTGCCATAATAATTTGTTCTCTTTTTTTTTGTTGTTTGTTATTTTTTTATTCTCTTTTTAGCTTGTATGAAACATCAATCGGAAATACCAAGTTTTTGTTTCCTCGCGGCAATAATGTCATCAAACTCATGTTGATTATTGTTGTTACCGCCGCTTGCGTTTCTTGGTGTTGCTCCACCACCTCCAGACGAAGCAGATAGCTTGTTGTAAAGTAACAGGATGCTGTTTGCCTTTGCTTCGACATCTAAGTTCTCGTCGATTGCGATTTCATTTATCATTCCCTCGCACCATTCCTTGTTCTTGATGCCCTTTTCCTTCAACTTCGCCAACAGCTCACCACGTTTTTCGTTAATGGTAGCGTTACGCTTGTTGTTTTCGGATTCTTTTTCTAAGGCTTCGAGCCGTTCCCTTAACTTCTTTTCCGTTTCACTTTCGCCGTTCCCGTTGTTGTTATTTCCTTGTACGGGTGGCGGTGTCACGTCTGGGTGGTTCTTTTTCCAATCGTTTACGAATGTAGTCACGTCATTCTTGGCATTGTTGTTCATCGTGATAAACGACGATTTAACTTTGTCTACAAAATCAGTGAGTTCCATTTCCTCGTTTGCGACCAACGGCATTAGTGTGTCTAATTGCTCGTTAATGCTTCTTTCCGACATTGATAAGTGTGTCTTACCATTGTTTGTCAATAAGGATTTGATGTGTTCAAATACCTGCTCTTTCGTAAATTTCATACTACAATTTTCTTTTTCGTTTATAAAGACGTTGCAAAGATATAACTATTTTTTAATATCTTGCAACTTTTTCGCACTTTTTATACTTCACTCCGACTTAAATTTAACTAATATCTTAGGTTTATCACTTGATTTTGATTAACTTTGCAACCGAATTTATGATAATCTATAGTTATGGAAGAAAAAGATGGAGTACAAGTAATAAGACCGCAGGCGGGCTTTCAAGAGTTGTTCGTAAAGAGCAATGTTGACTTCGTTGTCGGCGGTGGTACGGTTAATTCGGGAAAAGAGCAACCGCTTGATTCCTTAGTGTTGACACCCGATGGATGGGTTCGTATGGGTGATTTAAAAGTCGGTGATAGTGTAAATACACCTTTTGGCGGTGTGGCAAAGATTACTGCTATCTATGACCACAAAGACAAAGACATCTATCGTATAACGACAAACGATGGTCGTAGCGTTGAATGTGGCTATGAACATCTTTGGGCGATACGAACCGAAAAGCAAAAAAGCAAGTTTAATATAAGTAAAGACCCGTCTAAATATCTTACGGTTTGCGAAACATCGGAATTGATAAAGCGCATGGAAGAGGGTAAAAGAACATACATACAGATTCCTTATGCGCAAGAATTTACGAAGAAAAACCTTCCTATCCCACCTTATGTACTTGGTGTCATTCTTGGTGACGGTTGTTTAACCGAATCGGCATGGAAGAGTAAAAATGGTATCATTATATCGTCAAGCGAAGATGATGTCATTGAGAATGTACGTCGGAGGGTAGACGGTGATAGGGTTTATGCCAATCCATCAAACTTTTGTAAATATATTTACACAAAAAATGCTCCGACGTATCATGAATATTGTCAGCGCGTAGGATTAACGACATATTCACACAATAAATTTATCCCAGAAGAATACCTTTATTCGTCAATAGAGGATAGGATGGAATTGTTGCGTGGTCTTATGGATACAGACGGTTGCGTGAATAATGGTAGCTTTAGTTATTCCACTACAAGCGAAAAGATGAAAGACGGAATACTGTGTCTTTGCAGAGGTCTTGGCATGAGGGCTACCGTTACTAATATTGATACGCGAAAGAAATACAAGTCGGGTGTGTGTTACCAAATAACGATTTCAACATTTGACAAGATTTTCACAAGTGAGAAACATACAAAGAAGTATGATGCTTGGATAAACAAAGACAGGAGGCTTGTACGTCTTTTCGACCATGTTTTCATCACAAGTATAGATAAGGTGCGTGTAGCAGATACCCGTTGTATTTTGATTGACGATCCTTTACATCTTTACGTGACGAATGACTTCCTTACGACACACAATACTTTCGGTGCAGTATTGTCAGTTGCAGAGCCATCGCTTGACCCTAAATTTCGTGCGGTGTTCTTACGTAATAACCTTGACGACTTGAAAGCAGGTGGTGGTATTCTTGATACCTTTACCGATGTCTATGGAACAAAAGGTTGTAAAGTGGTAGAATCGGGAAACCCTCACGTTGATTTTCCAAGTGGCGCGAGGGTAGACGTGACACATATCAGCGACCAAACAAAAGACAAGATATTACAACGCTTCAAAGGTAGGCAATACGACATGATTTACTTTGACGAGGGAACGGGTTTTACATGGACTACGTTTACGACCCTTTATTCCCGTAATCGTGGTACGGCAAAGTGGACTGGTAAGATGCGTATGACCACAAACCCAAAACGTTCACATTGGCTTAGAAAGTTTCTTGATTGGTATATCGGTGCTGACGGCTATATACGTGAAGATAGGAATGGTGTTGTCCGTTACTTTTATATCAATGGTGAAAGGGTTGATGATGTCGTATGGGGTGACACGAAAGAAGAAGTGTATCGTATATGCAAGGTAAAGATAGATAGGCAATTAAAACGTGTCAATCGCGGTGGTGTCTATTCTACGTATAAAGACCTTATCAAGTCATTCACTTTCTATCTTGGCTCTATTGGTGAAAACCAAGCAAGTTTAAAAACCAATTCCGGCTATGTCGGTAGTGTAGCCGTCATGGGTGAGCGCGAGGCGTTGGCAAACCTTGAAGGAAATTGGAACGTTGATGCGGATGAAGATTTGTTAGCACCTATACCCTCTGTTTCCGCTTCTCACGTATTCCTGAATGACCCTGCCCGTAATGGTGACGGATGGGTAACTGCCGACCTTGCCGATACTGGTACGGATAACTTTCTTGCACTTGCGTGGGATGGTTTGCATATCACCGACTATCTTATCCTTACACGTTCTACGCCTAAGATGAACGCTGAAAGATTGCAGATGTTCGCTGCCGACCACAATATTGCGGACAACCACATAATTTTCGATGCGGTAAGAGGTACGTATATTCTTGACTATATACCCGACGCAATACCTTTCGTTTCGTATCGCGCACCGATGGGTATGTACGGAAGAATGGCGCGTTCATTGAAAGACGAGTGCTATCTAAGGCTTATAGAGTGTATCAAACGGGAACAATTCTCTATGGAAGATTCCGTTGCGTTGGCCGAGTATGTTCACATCGGCTTACAAGGTGTTACGTTCCAAACAGAATTTCTTGAAGAATGTGCCGTTGTAAGATTCAAAGATACGGCTAACGGGCGAAAGACATTGTTGTCTAAAAAAGAAATGAATGCCTTACTTGGAAAAGGTCGTTCTATGGACTTGTTAGACCCGTGTGCTATGCGTATGTTGCCTTTCTTGCCATATATCTATGGTGAAGAATTGGTATCTACGACGCAATTAGAAACGCAAAGTGATGATAAAAATGAAGAAAAGGTGAATGTATATGACGAAACATTATGGGCTTAATTTGAAAGGGGTTATAATATGCTAAGTAACGAAAAAATAAAAAACATTATTGAAACAGCAAATAAAAACGGTCATACTATTAGTGTGAAAGACATATCGTTTGTATTATTAAACAATATATATGCCGACGATAAAGTAGCTTACAAAAGCGTGTTCACAAAAAAGAGTGACAAATCTTATGAGAAGTACGTAAAAAGTCCTTCTATAAAATATCTGAAAACGCTCCTACGCAAAGAGGCTACTTCGAAGTCGAAGAATAACGGCGGTTACGACGAAGTATCGTTTGAAGAAAACAAACAAGGTATCGTAGACCTTATCAAAGAAACCGAGGAAGCACTCGAACGTAAGGAAATATCAAAAAAAGACGGACTGAAGATTCTTGCCGACTTACGTGTCAAGCTGACAGAGAAATTCAACATACAAGGCGAGCAGATAGAACAAATGGTCATCGTCGAACCAAAGTTCAATGCCATTTGTAAATGCGGTCGTGAGATTTACATACCGACGAAAGAAGATATGATGAAAAAATACAACTTAATTGAAAACAAACAACAAACAAAGGGATAAAAAAAACATGGAAGATTATAAGAAAATCATTAGAGATTTATTGGCAGACCCAGAAAAACTAAGAACGAAAAAGCCGTTTACACGCGGTTCTGACCGTTCTACCATGCCGTTGTCTGCTTCTAAGTGTGATATTGCTGGAACTATTACGGCAAGCCTGCCAAAGTACAGGTTCAACACTATTCCGCAAGAACAATTCTTGAGGGAGCTTGATCCTAATTGTCATGACGTATTGTTTGACGAGAATATCCCGTCTATATGCGTAAAATTAAAAGACGGTGGTTATTATGACATCAAGTATAAAAAAACACCCGTTGCTTTTCAAGAAAGAATACGTGACAAGAAAAAACTCCACCTCACTGGCAACAAAATGCAATTTACTCTTGTCGGTAAAGAGCCGACGGATGATATGCTTAATAACTTTGCCACGTTTAAGGAGTATTGGGAAGAGCGAAACATGGATGGTATGCGCACAAAAATGGTTGACGCTCAATTATCTTATGGCGATGCCGGATTGTTGTTCTATTACGACTATAAAGGCCGTATAAAGGCACGCTTGCTATCTTTTGTAGATGGATATGTCCTTTGCCCACATAACGACGAGAACGGCGACAGAATATTGGAATCGGTGTACTATCAGAAAGACGGCGTAGAATATATTGATTCGTATGACGATGAATATATGTACCGATGGACGAACGACGGAACGGTTGTCAATATGAATGGTGGTGACGGTGAAAATATTGCAAACGGTTGGAGGTGGCATGAGCCTATCAAGCACGGATTCCCCGAAATACCTCTTATCACAAAGCGCGGTGATGTGGCATGGAATAACGTACAGACACAAATAGAAAGTTACGAGATATTGTACAATGTGTTCCATACAATTCAGAAACGCTTTGGTTGGGGTGTTTTCTATGTTCGAGGTAAGTTCATGAACGAGGGTAAGAAGATTGCAGGTAGCGTTGTCTTGAATGACACTTCTCTCGATGGAAAGGGTGACGCTAAATTCCTTGAACCACCATCTCCAAAGGGTATGATAGAAACGCTTGACTTGATGGAGGAAAATATTCAGAAAGACGCTTCTTGTACGTTTATCTTGCCAAAAGATATTTCCATGTCTGGTGACATAACGGGTATTGCCGTCATGCTTACACAGGCTATGGATATAGAGGAGGCAAAACGTGGTGTCATAGAGTGGCAGAATGTAGCCTCTAAGATGTGCCGTCTTTTCAAGCATGGTCTTTCCGTTGAACTTGTCAACACTGGCGTTAATCCGCTTGCTGTGACACAATTCAAAGAATTGAGGGTAAATGCAACGTTTAAAGTATGGCGACCCGTCAATGATACGGAATACAACAATATGCTTATCTCGTTAAAGGGCAGCGGATTGTTGTCACAACAGAGTGGCGTTGAATTGAACACGGAAAGCAAGCCGGATGAATTGCGTAGGCTTTCTCTTGAAGAAGTAAAAAAACTTGAAGCAGAATTGGCAAAGACGCAAAGAACAAAAGAGATAGAATTAAAATACACAAGTAATCAAAGTACGACGATAGAAGAGGAGTAATTATTATCATAAGTTCACCTTTGCACCCGTTGTTCGGGAAATTTCGTGCATCGGGTGCTTTTTAACATTTTCGGTGATACAATTTAAAAAATAAAATGTTATCTTTGCAAAAGAAAAAGAAATTTAAAATACAGGGGTTAATACAATGGGTTACTTTGAATTTATCGTTGCACTAATAGGAACGGGTGGAATATCGTTCTTTGTATATGAGTTTTACACGATGAAAGTTAAGAAAAAGTCTTTAGAGGCTGAACTCGTCAGCAAGTATGCAGATGAATGGCAAAAACTATATAACGAGATGAAAAACTACACGGACAAGAGGGTTTCAGAGTTAGAAAACAAGATTACCCAACTTGAAAAACGTGATGAGTTTAGGAGTTTAGCCATAGAACAATATCGTCATTGCGAACATTTGCCGAAAGGTGGTGAGTGTCCTGTCATTAAAATGGTAGAAACGATAAACACATCGGTTACAATGGCTACTATCAAAGACGATGATGTTGACAACAAACAAGAAACAAATGAAGAATAGCAATGGATAATAATATATTAAAACTATACTATATTGCGTCTAATAATAGGACATTGCCTTTTCCGAACGCGGATAATCAAGTCGTCATAACGGAATGGCAATACGACGCAAAAAGGATGGGTGGTGCGCCTACTATTAACGCCACGATAGAATATCAAGAATGTCTTGATGATGAATGGAAAGGCAAAACGGTATTCACAACATACAAAAACAGGCGCTACTTGTTAAAGAACACACCGACAAGTTCTTATTCTAACGTAAGTGTCATGTATAGGCATGAATGCATATTTGTCGGTAGTCAGTCGATGTTAGACTCTATTTACTTCTACGATAAGGTTGACCCTAATGTCTCAGACTTACGTTCTAACAACACGTCTTTCGTGTTCTTTGGTACATTAAGCGAGTTTGTCGGCAGGGTTAACGCTTGCCTTACCGATGTTCCTTTTAATATAGGCATTGATAGTAGTGTCGGTGAAACAGAAGCCAAGTTTGTGTCTTTTGAAAACAAATACATCACTGAAGTGTTGCAAGAGGCATATAAGACATGGGGCGTTCCATATTACTTCACTGGTCAAAACGGCTCTGTCATCATGTTTGGCAATTCAAGCGGTGTCATCAATACCACTTTCAAGTATGGTGATGAAAACTCACTTATCAGTATAACGAAGAATAACGCGAACACAAAAATCATCAATAAGATAACCGGCAGTGGAAGTAGTGATAATGTGCCGTTCTACTATCCAAACCAATCGGAAAAAGGTGAATTGGGTGTTGAAACTGGCGGTGGTTTATCTTCTACGGATGTCACTATTGTAAATGCCAACAAGTACAGTAAAAAGGTAGCGTATGACGAAAAACTGACACTTATAAGCGTAGGTGGATCACACATCGAGGCAAGTACGTTTAAGTATTCCGTATCAGACGCAGGGTACAACGCTTACGACGATAATGGTATTGATGTCGCAAGGGCATTGAATGACCATGCTACTAAAGTCGTTTCTTTCCTTGTTGATAATTTCGAGGTTGTTTCTTCTTATGACATCAAACTTGCATACAATGTAGAGATACAAGTCAGTGCCTTGATATTGTCTACACAAAAAGCGACGGATTACAACATCGTTAATTGCAGGATTACTTCAGAAGATGGAATAACAACCTACGACTTGGAACAAATTGCGGTAAATCCACAATACGTTGCGTTTAAGACAAAACAGATACTTGGCGGCAATTACAAGCTAAGATTTGATGTAGAGATTCCGTTTAACGGACATACCGAAACACCTTACACAACGAATGTCAAGCTAAAAGTTGTACGTGGTGTCGTTTCTGGCGCAAGTAATATCTGGATGTCGGACAAAGAATCATCGAAGTATTTTGCAGACTTGTCCGATGTAGGCTTACAATTAGAGGTTTCACCGTCTAACGGTAATTGGATAAAACAGACATCATCGTCTTATATACAACCACAAGAAAACCTTATGCCGTCTATCTATCGCAATTCCAGCGGCTACAAAGCTTTCTATGTCGCAAAGAACTATCCGTTTACCAAACCGCAAGGCTACGTGTTAGATACGGATATGGGCGAATACGAACAAAGCGGAATGGTACACAATGACTTATACAAAGATAGTAACGGTGATTACTACACATTCCCAAATCCGTATCAATCCTCACGGGTGAAAGAATATGTCAAAGACTTCGACGATATAAAGCCGACTATCAAAGGCATGACGAACGCAGATGGTGTGCCTATTGATCATTTCCTTGACTTCGCCTATGATGAGAATGATAGTAACGAAACGGATAGCGATGGAAAGTATATACACCCGTTCTTCTTTGCCAAGCTGCCCATAATGAATGGCACTTATGGCTTTAATCTGTTTGACCATGCCATAGAAGAACAAGAAATGTCGGTATCGTTCACAAGTGGTAAGTTAGGTGCTTGTGAGTGTGTCATCAAGGTTGGTGAAGATACGCAAAAGAATCTTGTTCAAGTAGATAGTAACGGCAACCTCTTGCGTGACGCTAATGGTAACGTATTGTGTGGCAGAACCGATATAGGGCAACCGAAGGTCAATCCTCAAGACCGACAAAACGACACGCGCCAGTATTCCGTATGGCTTTGCCTTGAAAAAGATACGAATACGTTTGGTGTTCCCATGCCATATAAGAACGCGGATATAGTATATAGACCCGTTGCGTCGGAAAGTTCTTTCGTGTTCTTACATATCGACCTTCCTAAGTCATATATATTGGCGGCGGAAAACAGGTTGGCGAAAGAGTTGATAGCTTACATGTACTTATCGAACTCCGAGCATTTCAACTTCTCTATTACCTTTTCACGTATCTACTTTCAAGAAAACCCGACTATTCTTTCAAGCCTTGACGAAAACTCTGTTATCCGTATAGAGTATAACGGACACATCTATTCACTATATGTACGTTCATACACATACAAGAAAGAAAGGAATGCTATCTTGCCGTCTATCACGGTAGAATTAGCGGAAGAACTTACGACAAGTGACAATCCCATAGATAGTGCTATCGATGGAGCTAAACAAGAATTGTTAGATACTGCGTTTGACATGAATATGTCAAGGAATCTCATGCCCTATTTCTTGCGCAAAGATATTGATGATACGGCAAACGGCACTGTAAGCCTTTTAAAGGGCTTACAATTAGGAAGAACGTTCAGGAGCGGAATAGGTGGTCAAGGAGCGGTATTACGTAACGATAACGACGGAACGACGTATTTAGAAGCAGACAAGCTATATATCCGCATGAAAGCATACTTCGATACAATCGAGATACGCGAGTGGCAACACACAAGTGGTAATCGTATTGCATCTTTGGCAGGCATTAAGTGTACCCGTGTAACATTTATTGACGGCGATGATACGGAACACGAAACGGAGGTGAGCGGAACGGTAAAGTACCGTTGTTATTTCCGTGCCAACGATGGCGAAAGACTTATATCGAATAATTTCGTTGTCGGCGACTTGGCTTATTGTAAGAGAACGGAGCTTGAAAATGCTTTCATGCAACACTTCTTCTGGCGGTCTGTCGTTGGTAAGAACCAAAACCTCAACGATGACGGAGAGGGCTACATTGAATTATCAAAGAGTGTTGCGGCAAACGGTTCTGATGTTCCTATGGCTGGCGATGATATTATCCAACTTGGCAACGATACCGATACGACAAGACAAGGTGCGGTCATTGAGAATGTAAGCGGTGAAGATGCACCACGATATGAAATCTATCAAGGCATAAACAACTTCTCTTTTGTCGATAAGTGCTACATAAGTATTGGATATAATACCACAACAAATCATGCCGACATAAAAGTATATGGTGACGCTTATATCGGTGCGCGTGACGGCTCTACTTATGTCAAGTACGACCAGACAAACGCACGGCTTGATATAAAGGCGATTATAGACATTATGTCACCTATACGGGATGGTGATACCACTAAGACGCTTAAAGCGATTCTCGATGCCATAGAAGAAGAAATAGGACACCAAATAGATGTTACATACCTAACCGACGCGCTACAACAGAACACGACGATTGTAGGTGGTCTTATTCTATCGTCATTGATAGCGTTACGCAATTCAAGCGGATATATAATGTCTGGTATCAATGGTATAAGCGACCCTAATCAAGTCGGTAACGGAATAGCAGCGTGGTATGGTGGTGCTATGGTTGACGGAAATATCAGTTCTTGTACGATAACGCTAAGACAAAATAATTCCGTTGTGGCAAAGCACAAGATACCGAGATATACGCAAACGTTTACGGGTGTCGTACTTGAAAAGACGTATGTCGTGATGCAATATAGCGGCAACACACTTGTCAATAACATTACAGTAGGTTGGAAGTTGTACGTCGGAGGTCAAGACGTTTCAAGCAGCGTGTCTACGGATAATATTTCCGTGGCCACATCGCTTAACGTTAGTGCGTCGATAAACTCCTCGCGTCAGATAAACATCACATCTATATCCGGCGAAACAGGTGGTGTGACACTTGAAATAACCTATGACGGTGTGGTATATTCGGAAGAAATGACAGTGGTGAGGTTACAAGACGCAACTAAATATGACTTTGACTTCGATACGTTCGACACATCAAACCTTTACCAATTCAATATCCTCAAGACATCAACATCGGGTGATGTGACGACGATAGAAAATCTTGATGATGAAGGCTTGTCGCTCCTTTCCGACCCGTCACAATGTTTGTCAGGCTTCAACAACGGACTTGGTGGCGTCACATTGTTATCGGCAAAATCGTTATTCCGTTTTGACGGCAGCGGTTATCTTTCCGACGGCAACATAAATTGGGATGCAAGCGGAAACTTAAACGTCTATGGTGTTGTAAACGCAAAGATGATGTATTCAAGAACAAAGATTATCAGTGGCGCAACCTACACTATTGACCCATCAAATGACCCTTGTTCTACTTTCCATATCTTGACAACATCGGATATGACGATTACGTTGCCTAATCCAACGTTGTATGATGGTCTTGAATTAAACTTCTTCAAAACGGCAACAAGTCGTTCTGAACTACATGGATGTCGTCTAAATTATGGAGAACCGCCGTCTGGTAGTACAGCAGGTACAGGTGGTATCTATATGTCGGAGTTTACGGATGGGGTTTATTCAGGCGAGAAACAAGTATGGAATGCCGAAATGCAATTCGGCAGCTACACCACACTAAAAGCAATATCTGGTAAATGGTATCACCTGACGGGTGATTTACGTGACAATCAATAGTTACAAAAAAAGAGAAAAGTGGTCGAATTTGACCACTTTACTCTTTCATCATTCGTTTATTTTTCATCTTTTTCTTCTTCGGATTCTTCCGTTGTGGCGTTTAACATTTCCACTATCTTTGTTGCAAGCTCGAAAGTCTTTTCCTGTGAATAGAACACCCACATTGGCGCGGTAAGAATATATGTGACAGCGGAAAAGGCTATATCGTATGCTTCTTTCATCTCACCCTCCAAGTCCTTGT